AATGGTAGACCTGAAGCACAACAAGGTTATAATGATGATTTAGTTATGTCATTCGGTATAGCAATGTATATGAGAGATACGGCATTTAAATTCAAACAACACGGGATAGATTTAACAAAAAGCATGCTAAATAGCATAACTTCTAATAAAACAAATTATATAGGGGCATATACACCTTCTAAAGACAAAAATCCTTGGAAAATAGACAACCCCTACTCTAATGGAGAAGAAGACATTAGTTGGCTTCTATAATATTTATATAATATAAGGATATAAACATGGCAGATAAAAGATTATTTTCAAGACTAAAAAGATTATTCTCAACAGATGTAATAATACGAAACCAAGGAGGAGACCAACTTAGAGTCGTAGATGTTAATAAAATTCAACAATCAGGACAATATGAAACAAACTCATTAGTTGATAGGTTTAACAGGGTATATTCCACATCACCTACTTCATTATATGGTTACCAAAGTAACTTTAACTATCAAACATTAAGGCCCCAACTATACTCAGAATATGATTCTATGGATACAGATGCTATTATAGCTTCTGCTTTAGATATTATAGCTGATGAAAGTACTCTTAAAAATGATATGGGAGAAGTACTCCAAATTAGAAGTTCAGATGAAAATATACAGAAAATATTATATAATTTATTTTACGATGTATTAAACGTAGAATTTAATCTTTGGCCTTGGATTCGAAATATGTGTAAATATGGAGATTTCTTTTTAAAATTAGAAATAGCTGAAAAATTTGGTGTTTATAATGTTATACCTTACAACGCATATCATATAGAAAGAGTAGAAGGGGGTGATCCAGATGAACCTGCCACTATTCAATATTTATTCAACCCTGAAGGGGTATCAGCAGGAGGTTATGGATATTATAATGTACCAACAACAAACAATGTAAGTGGTAATGACATCATATTTGACAACTATGAAATGACCCATTTTAGACTACTTACCGACACTAACTTCTTACCTTACGGTAGATCCTACATAGAACCAGCACGTAAGTTGTTTAAACAATATACTTTAATGGAAGATGCTATGTTGATACATAGGATAGTTAGAGCGCCTGAAAAGCGTATTTTCTACATCAACGTAGGAAATATACCCCCTGCAGAAGTAGAAAACTTCATGCAAAAAACGATTTCCAAAATGAAACGTACTCCATATATTGACCAACAAACGGGTGAATATAATCTAAAATATAACATGCAAAACATGTTAGAAGATTTTTATATACCAGTTAGAGGAAATGATACAGCAACAAAAATAGACACAGCCCCAGGTTTACAATATGATGGTATTGCTGATGTAGAATATTTAAGAGATAAATTATTTGCTGCTCTTAAAGTACCTAAAGCCTTTATGGGTTATGATGAGAATACAGAAGGTAAAGCAACATTGGCGGCACAAGATATTAGATTTGCTCGTACTATAGAAAGAATCCAAAGAATTATTGTATCCGAATTACAAAAAATAGCATTGGTGCATTTATATACTCAAGGTTACAAAGATGAAAGTTTAACAAATTTTGATCTTTCAATGACCACTCCATCAATCATATACGATCAAGAAAGAGTAGCATTAATGACAGAAAAAATGACATTAGCTCAATCAATGATTGATAGCAAAATAATCCCAACAGACTGGATTTATGAAAACATCTTCCACTTTAGTGAAGACCAATCAGATGAATACAGAGATTTAGTACAACAAGATGCTAAACGTGCATTTAGAATAGCACAAATAGAAGCAGAAGGAAATGATCCATTAGAAACAGGTAAATCTTATGGAACCCCTCATGATTTAGCTTCTTTATATGGAATGGGAAGAACACAATCTGACCCAGGTAATGTTCCTGATGGTTATGATGAAAAGAACCCATTAGGTAGACCAAAGAAAAGGAAAACAGATAGAGGAACTCAAGACAATGCATTTGGTAAAGACCCATTAGGTAAAAAAGGAATGAAAAACGATGATAATGAGCCGAGCAGTGTACGACCTAAATTTAGGGGTGGCTCTCCGTTAGCTCTAGAAACAAAAAACATGTTAAAAAAAGCACCTCGACCACCAAAAACTGAAAAACAATTAGTTTTCGAGCAAGATAATAAAGGAGAAAGTTTATTAGACGAAAAACAATTGAAAGAGTAAGAAATTCTTATATATTTATAACCAAATTCTAAACAAAAAGGAATGAGTATAAAACATTCGAAGTATAAAAACACTGGTATTTTATTTGAACTACTAGTAAGACAAATAACTTCAGATACATTAGAGGGCAATAATTCCCAAGCTAGCACAATTCTTAAAGAGTATTTTGTTAAAACCGAATTAGGGAGAGAATACAAATTGTATGAAACTTTATTTAAAAAGACAAGTATAACGGAAACTAAAGCCGATATTACAATCTCAACTTTATTAGAATCTTCTAAAAATCTAAATAGAAGTGCTTTAAAAAGGCAAAAGTATAATTTAATAAGTGAAATTAAGAAACATTATGATGTTACTAAATTTTTCTCTCATAAATTACCTCACTACAAAGTACAAGCAGCATTTTATACTCTAATAGAAAGTTTTTCCCAAAAAGCTACCCAAAACGCTCAACAAGTTATAGATAATAAAATTACAATATTAGAACACTTAACAGCTGCACCTGTATCAGAAGAAAAAGTCAAAGAAAATGTAATTAAAGAATTCCAGGGGTATGATAAAGATTTAAGAACCCTAACATACAGAGTTTTATTAAACAAATTTAATGACAAGTATGATAATTTGTTAGAGGGCCAAAAAGAAATATTAAAAGAACTTATCAACTCAATAGACAACACCCCAAAACTAAAAGAATTTTACAATACTAAAGTAAACGAGATAAAAACTGAGTTAATAGATCTAAACAAAGAGGTTGTAGACAAAACAACACAAATTAAGGTTGAAGAAGTAGTTAAAATGTTACCTGTATTAGGTAAAACTTCAAAGGTTAAAGATGATGATTTAACCAACTTGTTACAATATTATGATTTAATAGAAGAATTAAAAACTACAAATGTACAGGTTCAAGCTTAAAGAAATAGAATTAGGGGACACTGAAACCCAAAAAGGGAAAAAAACAACAGTTTCTGGTATTGATGATGAAACAGGCACCATTACATGGGATGTAGAAGATGTAGCTGACTTTTCATCCACATACAAAGAACTAGAAAAAGCAAAAGACTTTTTATCTAAACTAGAAAAAACAGGAAAATCCAAAGATGATCCTGCTATAGATAAATTAGCGGCCCAAATAAAAGAATTATTCAATACATTCAGAACACACATTAGAAAAAACTATCCTGAAGAATATAAACGAGTTTTAAGATTAAAAGAATCAGTTAATGAACAATCCGAGCAATGGACACAATTGGATGTTAATAATATTAAAAAATCATTAAGATTAGCTCTTAAAACATTTAACAATCTTGTTAGAAATTTAGAAAGGTTAGAGGGAGAATTAGGTAAACATAGTAATAAACCACAAGGTAATCTTCTTCAAAGTATGGCTCCTGACTCATTTGATTATAAAAGGGTACAAAATAAACTTAATAAATTATATAATGCTTTTAGTAAGGCTTTTTCTATTGATGAATCAGTTAATGAAATATCTAATACATTAACAATTAGGGATTTATTTGGAGATGATTTTCCCTTTGATTATATATATAAACCTGAAAGTAATAAAATTATAATTCCTAAAGAAGGGTTTAATGATGATGGTACTCTATTTGATATGAAAGATGATTGGAAAGAAAAAATTATAAGAACATTTCGAGAAAAAATACCAAATGCTGTTGCAAAACCTAATATGGGTGGAGGGATAACAGTACATTTAACTCCATCAGGTGGTGATTTTGCCAAAGAATATGGTGATGCTGTTAAAACTGTTTATGGTGTTGATGAAGACAAAGTAAACGAAGATGAAATAAAATTCAATGATGAAGAAATGGCTAAACTTCATAAAGATGGCCAATTAAAAAAAGGGGGCCATTCATTTAAATATAAATTATCACAATCTAATAAAGATTTAAAAGAAGAAGAAGTTGATAGAGATGAAGGTGAAAAGTTGTCTATTATGAAAGACGAAAACGGTAAGTTCATAATAGGAATGGCTAAAGGGAAATACCCAAGAAGTAAAGAAGCAGGTCCCTTTGACACTCAACAAAAAGCATGTGAGTTCTTTAGTGAAAAAGGAGATTTTATTTTAAATAATCTAACAGAAGAAAGATTAAATGAAATTGATATTAATAAACTAAAAATAATAGGTGACATATATTCATCTTGTGAAATCCCAGTTAATGAAGGTACTTTCCACGGCCCTAGAGAAATTGCAATTTATGATGGGCCCGATGGAGAAACATATATTGAAAAAAGAGGTACTGGTTATTATGGTTACAATAATTCATTTGATTTTGAAGCCGAAGATAAAGCAGAATTAAAACATAAATTAAATTCCTGGGGGTATAGATTAATAGCAGGTTCTATTGATGAAGGTGAAGGTATAGGATATTTAACACCAGATGCATTTGGTAAAAACAAAAAAGACGTTTATACTAGCCAATACGGATACAAATTAGTCCCTAAAAAAATTAAAGGAGCAGGTACTATAGTAAAACAATTATTTGAAAAAACGGATCGCAATGAATTTCAAACTAAAAGAATTGCATCCTTTAAAGAAATAGAAGAAAGATTAAACCAAATATACCCTCTTTTATCTAATGCAAAAGATAAAACAGCAGAATATTATAATGAAAACCCAGGTTCATATTCAGTAGTTTATTCAACAGACTACATATTTGAACTACTAGATGAAGTAGAAGAAAAATTGAAAAAAACAGAAGATAAATGAAAACACTTACAGAACAGTACAGATTAATCAAAGAAGACAAAGGTCACAAAGGTGTTTTCCTTAAGGAGGCGAAACGTCAATTTCCTAATCTTATTAGAAATAACTCTACATTTAAAGAGGCATCAAAAATATTAAAACAAAAGAATATAATATCAGAAAATTTTGTAGGTACTCCTATGGTAGGTAATCCATTTGAAGGTAGAAAAAAAGAATCCTACGAAACAGCATTTAATAGTTTTTTAAAAGAGGCTGAGACAAAAGCTGAATTAGCAAAACCATCTAAAGAGGTAGAAGAAGATTATAAAAAAATATATAATCTAAAAGATAAA